CTTTACAATGCTCCACAATGTATATAGCCTGCCTAGCTGCCTAACAGAATCATTTACATCTTTAATTCCATCTGGCCAATCTGGCATGCTTACAGTCCAACCTAACTCCATAGCTTGTTCTATCATTTTTAATCCAGGCTCGTCTCGATCCGGTACAATAATGACTTCTTTTTGTAATTGATTTAACTGTAGTATCTGTTGTGGCCCTAATTCGTTACTCATCACGGCACAGCCATCTAAGCATATAGCATCAATAGGACCTTCAGTAACTAACACAAATTTTTTGTCATATGTTTGATTATCTAAATTAAAAACATAGCCCGGTTGTTGTTCCGAAATGTATTTTATTTTACCATCTCTAGTTAATCTAGCAGTATATCCAACAATTCTTTGTGAATTATAAAAGGGTATAATTAATCTATTTTGAAACCCATCTTCGTTAGTCCAGTGCCATGGATAACTGTCAATATCAAAACCTCGATTATAAATGTATTCTAGTACAGGCAGTAATTCTTCGGGAGCGTGTTCAATCCATTCTGTTATAGGTCTACTACCCATAGGCAGAGCTTTATCAATGAACTTAGGTACAGTAATTGAAGAATGATCTGCACTTTCTTCGTCTTTAAGACGTAATGCTTCAAATGTGCATTTTGTTATAGTGTCACTTGGAACATTCAGCCAATTAAGTAATTTTTTAAATTTAACACTTAAAGGCCTACCGGGTTGCCAACTGGCTTTAAATCCGCAATTAAAACAATGATAACTTACTCCTTCAGTTATCATTATTCCGCCGCGCTGGCGTGTATCTTGACTGGTGCCATTATTATGACAGCATACTGCATTAAAGCTAATCCACCCGCTTGGTGTAGCTTTTCTTTTTGGAGGCAAGAATGTTGCAACTGTGTCTATGATAAGGCTCATAGACTAATTTTATATTCTAACTACAATTTTGTCAATCGATCTGGCTTCAACATTTACGGGGGTATCTTTGTAACTAACCTCACCATCTTCACTAACAGGAGCCTCTGCTAGTGGAGTCCAACTGGTTACCCCACCTTGTCCGTCAACAGTGGCCACTGTCAGCGCCCAACTGCCGTTTGGCGAAGTAGACGGGCCTCCCAGCCTTAATCCACTAACTGTGTACACTTCGCCAATCGTATAACCTTTACCCGGTTTATTAGCAACAAACTGATATTCATAGCCGCCCATTCCAACTGATACTTTAGAAATATTAACAGTGGCTCCAACTCCGTTATAGGTTTCTTGTTTTAATTTTACTCTCATCCATCTCATATCTCTGTTATATAACGGATAAGATATTGTTTTAGTTGTTGCAGTATCTTCTGGGAATATACCAAATGCCAACACATCAATCCACACAGTGCTTGCATTAATAACTGTGTCTTTGGTAAATTGTACAGTAGCTACGGCTTTAGATTTGTTAAAATAAAAATCTAATACTAAAGTTTCGCTAGCTTCTGTTATTAGCTGATTAGGTTTGGTTATTTCAACAGCGTCACTATACCAAATTTTTTCGTAAGGGTTAACGTCTGTATCGGTTATTGCTGTAAATCTAGTTATTTCTCGAGGTTTATATTCAACAGGCACAGCACTGCCTAAAAGCTCCATTTTTCCAACAGCACCAAATTGTGTATCTGCATAGAGTATTGTTTTAGTTAAATCTTCATTTTCTCTATAGATAGTAAAGTTTAAAAATTGAGGGGTTAAAATTTCTAAGTCTTCGGCTGATAAAGTAATAGTAGCTAATCCTGTAGTTAATCCAGGAACAACATCAACTGTAATAAATTCTTTACCTAGCACATCAGTTATAGACATTTTTATATCCATATCACTAATGTCTATACGTTTTTGATCTGAATTTTTTACATCTAAGGTAAGTACATTGTCTACACCTTGATAAATTTTTACACGATTTTGATACACGATGTTCCACCTCACAGGAAATAAAGCCACATCCGCAACGACGTTTATTCGATTTGGATATAAATAACTTGAAATTTTTTGCATTTGGATTACAGTTCCTGTATGTATTTATATGGTAAAACTCAGAGATAATATAGAAGAAAAATTCCCGTTTATTAGCGTACTAAACTACGGAGAGGATGAGTATGTTGGTATCATAATTAATCAAGACCAGCATGTTACTAGTTTCTATGATTTAGAATCTATCCGTACAAACGACGAAAAAACAGTTCTACTAGAACTAGGCGAAGTTTGGTGGTGGGAATCAAATCGACAAGTACCAATTAATATATTCTTACGTAAAGAAATTGAGCCATTCAAATACAGCATTAAAACTTTTAATTCAAAAGATGTAAGAGTAGTGTTAGGCCCGGTAGTAAATCTACTGAATCTAACACTAAAAAGAATTAAACGTAAAAGTGTGCAATTAGTTAGAAGGCCACCAACTAACTAAATTCGTAGCTTATGCTTTCGCAAATTAAATTCATTTGCACAATGATAGCCATAGCGTATGCTACTGCATGAGCTTTTTTGAAGTAATATTCACCAGTCTCTGGCGGGATCCAAATCTCCGTCATAATCTCCGTCCATGTCTTCCCAATCAGGTGTCTCTTCCCTGGTCGTATCATAGCAAGGACGGCAGCTAATTCTTCCACAGAAGTAGGGGAGGTCTTCTTCAGAATTGCGCCATGGCCGTTCAAATGAAATAACAGATTTGTGAATTGGTCGTCCAAAAGTAATTCCCATAACGGTTCAGTCTCCATTAATTTTTGTAAATGTTCTTCATTTTTAATATCTTTATAAACATTAACATTTAAAAAATCTACTTTGAAATATCCTCGATCTTCAGCTTCTTTGTACGGAATTCCTGATAGGTTATTTATAGGATCATGCGGTATATATTGAGGATATATCCCGGTGTTGTGAGCAATTAGTTTTCCGTCGTCAAGTCTTGATGCTTTGATATACTTGACCACATCAAGTATCTTCGACCTATCATGAAAATCAATATCAATATCTGGCATTAGTGTATAATTTGAGATTCAAATAACATTAAAGGCAAATGATCAACTAAAAAACTAGCATAGTTGTCAGCAGTTTCTATGTCATCAAATCCTGTTAATTTTACATAAATTGTAGCATCTTGCTCACTTACAATTACTTCCATGTCTAACTCTTGACGTTGAATGTTGCTTGCCGGAATCATAGATTTCCCTCCTTAACTACGTCTTTAACAAGATTAAGATCATTGATCTGCTTCTTGAATTTTTTAATCCATATTTCTGGGGATACAATACTACTTATCGAAGCTAGCTGTTCATCGTTGAGCGAAGTCAAAAGTTTTTTACCTGTATTACAATTTAATACTAACCATGGGCTAACTTTTCCGTCTTTAATGTCAAAAGTTGCTCTATTTGTACTTACATAACTGAAATAATGATTCCATACACTATTGTTATCGTTAGCCCATGCTTGCATATGACTGATAGTTCGCTGAAGTGCGGTTTCTACATTTTCAGTATGTATTAGTTCAAGAACATATTTTTCATACAGTTCATCTCTACACCAATGATCTAATTTAACACCGCTACGCACAACCCAGTCAATATATTGATCTGGATATAATGGGTTTACATTTGAAACATAGCTACCAAATTTTACAAATGCGTTGTAATAAGGACTTTTACGAAAATCTTCGTAATTCTTTTGATTTTTAAAATTTTGTGTTAGTTGATAAAATCTATTATATGTTTGAAACCCTAGTACCACATGTTTTTCATCTTTGGCCAAATGCCTACGCTTTTGCTCGCAGATATGCACAGCTAACGTTCTTTCCTGCATAAATCCGTTGCCGCAAAATTGACAAGTATATGGTTTATTTTTTATAACACTCAATTTTAACATCAGAATAATTTAGCTATTTCTTGCTTTGAATATCCGTAATCTTCGGCCAGTTGCTTTAAATCGCTTAACTCAGTCATTTCTACTAAAAGTTCCAATTCGTCTTCTTTTAAATGAGGAAATTTTTCCTCTAGAAATTTAATACGTTTTGAATCGCCCTTTTTCTTTTTAAAACCTATCCACTCATGAAAGAATATTTTT